TCCGACGAGCGGCGCATATGGCTTGGGTCAATGGCTAGGTTCACGGCGTGACGATTTTGAGAAGTACACCGGCAAGCCGTTAGAAGGGTCAAGCCTCGATGATCAGTTGGCATTTTTCAATTACGAGACGACGCACAAGGAGAAACATGCGGGCGATATGATTCGGCAGGCCAAAACAGCCGCAGAAGCGGCCGACGCGCATTCGAAGTACTACGAGCGCCCCGGCGCCGACGAAGCGAACCTAGCGCGTCGTGAGCAATATGCGAACATGATCGCATCGGGTCAAACGCAAGTCGCAGGAACGAATACCCCGCTGGCGTCGCAATCGTCACAAAGTATCGCGGCGAGCACGTCGAACAATCGCAGTGTGAGCGTACAAACTGGCGACACGATTATTCATACCGCAGCTACCGACGCGGCCGGCATTGCCGCAGCGCACGCGGACCTGTTGAAGCAACATATTAACGATGCGCTCGATGCGCACGATGACGGGGTATTGATATGAGCTTTATAAATGTTGTCGGCAACGTACAGGGTGCGGTCGGCGCCGTTAATAATTTTGCGGACTCGATCCTATCAATGTTCGGTGTGGATACCACTGGCGTTTTCGATAACGTCACATTCGAGCAACTGTTTGATACGGCCCGACCTATCAAAGCGAACATAAATCGGTCGTCTAAAATTATGGATCACCCGATTGAGAACGGGTCTATCGTTTCAGACTTCTCGATCATTATGCCCGTCGGTATCGAACTTTCCATGATCTTGACCGGCGAGGAATATGCGTCTGTTTATCAGGAAATGAAAAATTATTTCCTATCGCGTACGTTGGTTTCGATTCAGACGCGGGCCGACGTGTTCGACGACATGATTATCGAAGCGATGCCTCACGAAGAGTCGCCGGATATGTTCGACGTGTTGCCCGTTGCGTTCAAGTTCCGCGAAGTGCAAATGATCACTGTTCAATATCAATCGCTCGCACCGCAAAATGTGCAAAGTCCAACCGACGAATCAACCGTATCGCGTGGCGCGCAACAGCCGCAAACGTCGGTACTGTACGACGCATCCCAGTTTCTAAAGGGGATTTTCTGATGCAAACGATTGACCTTGAAGTCACACCTAGTCAAGCCGTAACGTTCGTTGCAGACAATCAACAATATAACGTGACGGTGCGCAGTAACGACGATATGACATTTATGGACGTATCGATCAACGGCGCAGTCGTCGCAACGCAACTGCCTTGTATCGTTGGGCAAATTGTCATGCCGTACGAATACCTAGAAGGTGACGGGGGCAATTTCATTTTTACCACGGCGAGCGGCGACAATCCGCAGTACGCGAATTTTGGATCGAGCGATGTTTTGCTTTACATCTCGAACGCGGAACTAGCCGCGGCACGCGCCGCGAACGCAGCGGCTGTCACAACGATTACGCTCGCTCCAAATCAGGCGCCTTGATATGCAATTCGATGACCGAATCGTAAAAATTGTGTTTGGTTTCGGCACGCAAACCGAAACCGTGGATACGTCGCTTGACCCATCCAACCCGGCGTACATTACAGCGAGCGGAACAAAGTTTGTTGACGTGACGCAGAATGAATGTCAGTTGCAAGTCGGCAACCTGTCGCGTGACTTGCGCAACGCACTGGCAACGAATCTAACGCCCTATGATTACAACAAGGCGCGCAAGTCGTTTCAGGTGTGGGCGGGTCGCGTGAGCACTGGCTTATTCCTTCGCTATGAGGGTGACATTATCAGCGGTGTGCCGTCACAACCGCCCGATATCATCATGTCGTTTCGCAGCAAGACGGCACAGTTTTTTAAGCAAGACATTCTCGCACAGTCATACGCTGTGGCTAACACGCCGATGTCGCAAATAGCGGGTGACGTGGCTAGTTCGATGGGGCTTAGTTTCAAGTTTCAGGCGACTGATAGGAACGTCGCAAATTATGCATACACTGGGAGCGCCGCGGGCCAAGTCGATAAGCTCAATAAACTAGGCGGTATGGATGCATACATTGACGATGGCATGCTCGTATGCAAAAACCGGGGTATGCCGCTTGCCGATGCTGTGCACACGCTTTCATCCGAATCGGGAATGATTGGACAAGTAGAAGTTACGGAGTGGGGCGTGCGCGTGCGTTGTCTGCTGTCGCCTAATGTACAGTTGGGCGGAACACTTAATTTAACGTCAACACAAAACCCGTCATTGAACGGCAGTTATACGATTTACAAAACCGGGTTCCAAATTGCAACGCGTGACGCGCCGTTTTACGACGTGATCGAAGCGACACGATACCCGGCAATTTTCTACACCGCGAGCATGCCAGTATGAGCACCCCAAATCTACCCGCGACACCTTCGAAACCGCCAGCCGCAGACGGCAATATGGGGGCTATGCTCGCATGGTGCTTTAACAAATTGCTACAACGGACGGACGGGCAATTACCCGCGGAAATCGTCAGCTATAACAGGGCAACGAACCTTGCCCGCGTGCAACCGCTTATCAGCGTCATATCGACCAGTGGGCAACGCGTTGGGCGCGCTCCTATCGTTTCTGTGCCGGTCGTTGCGCATGGCGGGGGCGGGTTCTTTATTGGCTTTCCACTTGTTAAGGGCAATCTTGGTTGGATTGAAGCGAGCGACCGTGACATATCGTTATTTCTGCAAACCGCGCAAATGTCGCCGCCGAATACCAAGATTTTGCATTCGTTCGATAACGGGCGATTTATGCCCGATGTGTTTGATGGATACACATTTACGCTCGATGCGAATGCGATGGTCATATCCAGTTTAGACGGTACGACTCGTATTGTTCTAGGGCCGGGTAAAATATCACTCATCGCGCCGACCGTCGAAATCGATACGACAACTTTTAATTTAAACGCATCAGGTGTTGCAACCCTTAACGCCGCGGCACTGAACATCAATACTACGGGCGGGGGCGGAACGACTGGCACAGGTACATTTAATTTGCCAGCATCAACGATTATTGATGGTAGACCGTTTCCGACGCATGAGCACACGAATGGGAACGGCGGCGCAAATACTGGGGGTGTCGTATGAGTTTAACTATTGCTGAAAATGCAAACCGCGATATGTTCCTGGGCGACGATGGCAACATTGCGTTTCTAACGGACGTTCAAGGCGCCCCGATTGCAACGGCGCAGTTGACCAAATCGCGTGTGGAATCGCAGCGCGGCGAAATGATGTATGCGAAAGATCAAGGCATGCCGACACGTGCAACAGCATGGGACAGATTTAACCCTAAGCAGTTCGAAGCCGCGGCACGCTCGATTATCAACGGCACGCCTAACGTAACGGGTGTGCCGTCGTTCACCATACAGAAGCAAGGCAACGACCTAGACTATGTTGCACAGGTCGATACGATTTATGGACCAACAACGGTAAATGCCCAATGAGCACGCCATTTAATTACATAGCCGAAACCGGCGTCATTGTTGCTGACACGTCGGATGTTTTGACTGAGGTTCAAGGCGAGTGGCAAGCAGCGTTCGGCGCAAATCTGGATACCGACCCGAGCACGCCGCAAGGTGTGATGATCAACGCTGAAACCGCAACACGTGTTGCGGTCGCACAGAATAATGCCAAACTTGCCAACCAAATCAATCCGAATCTGGCGGGCGGCGTTTTCTTAGACGCACTATGCGCCTTGTTGGGATTGAAGCGGTCGCCGGCAACAGCAACCCAAGTCACGAATGTGATGTTAAACGGTGCAATCAATACACCTATCCCGGCCGGATCGCGTGCGACGCTTGGGCCGGGCGGTGCAATATTCGCGTTACAGACCGGTGTAGTGCTGGCCGACAATGGCAGTGGTGGGGGCGTGGGATATGGCACGTTCGTTTGTCAAACTACCGGCCCGGTAGCGTGCCCAAGTGGTGCGTTAAATACGCCGTTCGATACTGTGTTGGGATGGGAAACCATAACCAACAATCAATCGGGCACACCGGCAAGCGTAACGACGTTAGGCGCACTGCAACAGAACGATGCATCGTTGCGGGCGCTACGTAACAACACACTTGCGCTGCAAGGTATCAGCACAGTGCAAGCACAAGTATCCGGCTTGTACGCGATACCGGGCGTCACGAGTGTTGCGTATCTTGAGAACGTCACGAGCGCGACGGAAACGATAAACGGCGTCGTATTGACCGCGCATAGTGTTTGGGCTTGCGTCGATGGCACCGCGACACCGCTTCAAATCGCTACGTCACTACTCAAAAATAAAACGGATGGCGCGGGCTGGAACGGCGCGCAAAGTGTCGCGGTACTGGAGCCTGCAAGCGGTCAAACGTACACGGTTTTGTACGACGTACCAACATACGTTTTCATCTACGGGGCGTTGACGATTCGGCAAGGCTCGTATCCGGGCAACTTGCAAGCCGATGCGCCGGCCGCAGTTGTAAATTACTTCACCGGGCAACTCGACGGATTCCAAGCGTTAGGCATTGGTCAGAATGTTTCGCCGTTTGAAATCGCCGCGGCAATTGTTTCGGCGTGCCCCGGTGCGATTGTTATGGGTTGCAGCATCGGAACCGTGCCGGGGGTACTCACGCCGGCCGATATAACGATTGGTCAAAAGCAGCGCGCACAGACCAATTCGACCGCGTTCACTGTGACGGTGACACCATGAGCGCAAGTATCGAAGAATTTGATTTTTCAGTAAATCTTTTGAACGCGTTGCTGTGGCGACACGATGACGCCGTAAATATCCAAAGTTTGCTTGAAAGCAAAAACGCTTGGTATGAGACGAATCAAACGGAATTTTGGAACGATTGGATAACTAACGTTTTCAATCTGGAAACTGCAAACGAATTTGGCCTATCTGTGTGGGCGCAAATATTGGGCGCGCCGTTATCGTTGATCGTACCGCCCAACGCCGGGCCTCAATTTGGATTCGGGCCAGCGTCGAACACGCGCCAGAATTTCAACAATGGAAACTTTGGTTCGTCACAGGCTGGTGTGGGCTTGACGCTCGCTCAAAAACGCATCCTGTTGCAGTTGCAATACTACAAGCTGATCAGCCGTTGCACTGTGCCAGAAATCAACGAACGAGTCGCCGCGATCCTGGGTGAGTTCGGCAGCGTGTATGTGCTCGATGGCAATGATATGGAATTCACGACGTACGTTTTTGGGTTTCAACCGAACAGCGCTTTACAATTCGTACTTGAGAATTTCAATGTATTGCCGCGACCGGCCGCTGTAGGAATCAAATTTATTATCTCGACGCGGCCCGCATTCGGTTTCGGTTCGTTTAACCAGAATTTTAACAACGGTACTTTTTGGGCGGAAAACTAAACATGAGCAATCAAAAATATTTCGATGTACCGTTCGGATTTTCCGGCGACGTTACGGCAATTCCCGACCCGCTACAAGTTGGCGGGTCGGTATCGTTTACTGAGGGTTGGAACTTCAACTATCAACGCGACCTTGCGACCGATCCTGCTGCATTGCCAATTGATCGATCAACAATGAATTGGTTGCTGTTGCAGATTACAACCGCGTTGCAGGCGTTGCAAAACGAAACCGTGCCGGAATGGATTCTTGCATCGCAAAATGCAGGCGTGGCTATTTCATACGGCCTGGGTTCTGTGGTTCTGTACAGCACCAGCGGCAATGCACCGTTCACCAAATTCGTATCGCTAGTTGCCGCGAACGTAGCGACTCCAAGCACGGCCGATCCGTTGGGCGCAACAACAGGTTGGCAAGTAGTTTGCGACCCGATAGCAACCGCAGCACAGGCGTCGGCCGGCACCAACAATGCATCGATCATGACGCCGTTACTCGTGGCGCAACAAACCGCGCTACGTGCGTTACTTGCCGGATCGGGTTCGCAAGTGTTCAATGTCGGGTCGGCCGTGGCAGCAACGCAGGCGCCGCAACTACAGCAAGTTGTACCGCTTGCAGGTGGTGTGACAATGACCGGCGCGTTAGGCGTAATTCCGGCCGTATCATCGGGTCAAGCCGCACAGTTCGGGCAGGTGTCAGGCATAGCGGGACAAACATTAAATTTCTTTAGCAATGTTGCCGCTGCGTCGGCAACTAAAGTAGTTACCGCCGATGAAATTATTGTTGAAACGGCGTTAGGCGGCTTGAGATATTGTTTGTCTGGTTTTAACAAAACTGGAAATCTCGGTACTGTCGGCCCGAATGGTATGGACACGGGCGTTGCTGGCACAAATTTTGTTGCCGAATACGTAATTTATAATCCAAACGCCGCACTGTCATCTACAAATCCAGCACTGCTATACGCCACAACCACGGGTGCTGTTGCGCCGGCAATTTATGGTGGTGCGCATATGCCCGCGGGTTATACCGCATCGGGATTGGTCGGCGTACTTGCAACCGGCGGCGGAAACTTTACCGTGGGTTGCCAGCGTGGCCGAACACGCTGGTGTGTCAGTGGTTTAGCGTTAAACGTCGCAGCAAATCAGTTTGCCCCTACGGCGTTTAACATTGGTACAGATACGTCGGGTAATTTACTGACGCCAATGAACGCAAAAACTTGGCTAGGTACATACAATCTTGGGTCGTCGGTAATAACGAATACAACCGCCACTATTGCCGCAAATGCAGTGCCTATAGGCGTCACGGGTATTAATGGCGTCATACCATCGCCCGGCGAATCCATCGCCGGCCCACTTCTCGAAACACCGATAATCACGGCCCAAACAGCGTACTACACTGTGTCAGTCGGCGCCGGGACGCCGCAATTTAGCGTTAATATATCCGGTTATACAATCTAAGGGTAAATCATGGCATCAAATACCGATTACACAAAGTTCAAAAATGCCCCGCTGTACGCACAGAATTCGGGTGTTGTCGCCGCATGCAAAACCACTAATTGGTGGTGGGCCGGTGAAATTGACGACGAGCCTGTTTTGCCCTTGACGCAGGGAGTAGAGCAGTGCTTCACGCTATGGCGGAAACCGCAGGCTATTACCAAAGTCGTGCAATACGCGACTGGGAAAACTTTCGTAGAGGGCATTGACTACTCACTGCATGCAGACGGAAAGTTAATTATTCCAGCCGGCAGCGCTATCGTATCGGCACCGGCTGGATTCCTCACCACGCCTGACCCGTCAAGTCCCTACTTGTCGCAAAGCCTGACAAAAGAAAACACGCCGCTCTACCTGGGCAGCAATTACACAAACTACCAAATTGCGGTTAGTTATACGACTGCCTCGGTTACGCCGCCTGAAGCAAATCCATTGCCCCGACTGTCGCAAGCGTTAGGCTTGAAAACGCCTTACGCAATTACGTTTTACGGCGATAGCATTACGCTCGGTGGTCAGTGTAGCTCTAACGACAACCAAGCGCCGCAACTTCCCGATTATGCGGATATGTTCGGCGCGTACCTGTCGAGCGTAGCAGCCGGTACGATCTATTGGCGCAATCTGTCGGTATTCGGCATTGCTACAAATACCGCATTAGCTGATGTGGGAAATATTCTTGATACGGCGTCCGATATGGTTGTACTGGCGTTCGGTATGAACGACTCAAGTAGTGCCGGCCGTCTGACCAAGCAGCAATTCAAGGCGAACTTGATCGGGATGATAGAGACGATACGTCAAACCAATGGTAACGTTGAAATCGTTCTCGTGTCGGGAGTTACCAGTAATCCCGATTGGATCGAAAACAATCCGTTGTTTCATGGCTATCGTGACGTTATGCATGAAATCGTTGGGCAATATGTCGGCACCACGGCTATATGCGTGGTTGACGTTACGGCCGTGTGGGAAGACGTGCTAAAAAGCAAATCGTATTACGACGTGACTGCCAGCGGAGTGAATCACCCCGGCGACTTCGGGCACAAACTCTATGTTCAAACAATGATCCAAGCGCTTTGCGGTAGCGAGCCGACCTAACCATGGGAGCAACAATGAGCAATGCAAGCGAATCATTCGGCGCGTCGGCCGTCAAAGTTGTAGCAGTTACGGCCGGCGCAGCAATGTCGGGCATGCAATCGGTTACACAGTCGATAGGTGAGAACGCGCAGGTTTTGATTTGGTTTATCACTATCTCATACGGCATTTTGCAACTCATAAAATGCGTCCCGTGGTTCACGGACCAAGCCTGTGCATTCTGGCGCGGTGTTAGATATGGTGACTGGGTGCGCTGGTGGCAAATTGCCCGGCGTGGTGAGAAATCAACCGATGGGGATAGTAATGTTTAGTTCAATACTTGAAGACGTATTAGCCGGCTTGCTTGCTGTCGCCGTATTGGGCGCGGCTGGCTCGTTGTGGTACGCGGATCACGAGCACGCGAAGTTGGCGCCGCTGCAACTTAAAATGCAGTCGGCGCAAAATGCAGCAAACCAAGCCGCGGCTGATCGTGATACAGCGCTCAAAGCCGCGGCCGACGCACAGAGTCAGCTTGTGATTGCTGAAACTGCCCTAGGCACCGCACAAGCAACTGCAACAGCCGCAGCAAGCGACGCAACCGCAGCACATGCCAAACTAGCGCAGGTTGCAAAGTTGCCCGGCGTCGTGCAAACGCTCGATGTGCAACTGCCCAAAGAAGTTTGGGACGCGATTTATAACGCTACTGGGGCGCAACAATGAACATCATAAAACTGATCAGTGTTGCACTGCTTGCTTGTACGCTTGCGGCATGCGCCAATACGCCGATGCAGCCAAAGACCGTGACGATTGTAAAAAGCGTGCCGGCGTATCCACCCGATACGCTCTTTGCCGCTGCGGGTGGTTGCAACCATGCCCCCGCGCATGCTGCGGGTAGCGTTCGCGATCTCGCCAATGCGCTCATTGACGAACGTTCGGCCGTATCGGTTTGCCTGGGCGACCGGGCCGCACTGCGTCAATGGGAACAACAAAACAAGGCAGCTAAATAATGGTTCAACGTCGAACACTTGTGACGGTACTTGGAAGCGCTACGGTCGCCGCTGCGGCGCTTGCATTCGTTCCGCACAACGAAGGTCGGAGCAACACGCCATATGCAGACACGGGCGGCACGTGGACGGTTTGCGACGGTCAAACGGGCGTGCCCATGCATTACTACACCAACGCCCAATGCGATGCGATGCTGTCGGTTACGCTCACGAGTATTGCTGCGCAAATTGAAGCGAACACACCGGACTATGCAGCGCTACCCGATGGCGTCAAAGTTGCAACATTGGATTTTACGTATAACGTTGGCGTGAACGCGTACAAAGATTCGATGTACCACACGATGCTACTTGAAAAGAAGTTGCCCGCGGCGTGTGATCAGTTGTTGCGTTGGCGATTTGTCGCCGGCAAAGATTGCAGCGTGCGCGCAAACAACTGTTACGGCGTATGGCAACGCCGACAGGCTGAAAAGGAGATGTGCACAAGTGGCAAACTATCCTGACGTGCCGACCGCAACAGCGGCGATTCAGGCGCATCCCGTATGCGCAACGTTCAAGGCGATACCGGCCGCGTTCGTTGTCTACTATCCGCCTACTTACACTGTGCCGGGCGGTGCGATGGTCAAGCGCGGCGCACCCGAAAACGATCTTGTCATGCTGAATCAGTTATACGATTTGATCGATCGATTCTGGTCAGCGCAACGCTTGCAAGTCCCGGCGCAATAGAAAAAGCCCGCTCGATGCGGGCTTTTTTTACTTACTAAGTAGTTCCACGCAGATATCTTTTATCTTTTCAGCAATGCGCTTTTTATCGCGCTTTACGGTATAAGGCTTTCCAACCAAAGTCCACGTACTACCGTCTAGGTATTCTTTGCGGATCGTACCGTCCGTTGATTCAACCGCACGCACCTTTGTATTGTCAGAGTAGGTAATTTGGTAAGCCACTTCGCCGTTTGTGCTGTATTTCGCTGCGTCGGTTACGGTGATCATGGTTTGCTCCGCTTCGTTTCAGTGATTCCACTATAGAACACTATTGACGGTTTTGCAAACTATTTACGCTTTTCGGTTGTCGGTCGTGTGTTGGTATTTTGTGATAACTCCAAGCGAAGCAACCGCACAAGTGGGCCGCGATGGACAGCGGCACGACTGAGGCACAGCAAAGAGCTATCAACATGGTCAACTCCTAAGTATGAACGACTGTTTAACGTACTGGTTTGCGGCTTCAACTGCTCGATCCAAGTTCGAACCTTTGTACAACGCGCCTGGGGTCCGCGTAAATTCCCCATTCGGAATGCGTTTGTAAGCATGCGTGCTGTATGTCATCGTCGTTACGTCGCGCAACACGATGGACAGAAGGTTGTCGGTTTTGACAATTTCAACAATGTTTTGCATATCAGTGTAAATAGCTCTTGTTGCAAATCATGGGCATTGGGCCTGTATCGCGAATCTGGCTAAATATCGACCCAACGGCTTCAACTTCGGTCCCGGCGACAGCGCGCACTAGCCACCATTCGCTAGAACCGTCTGGTGCATACGCGATCAAATGATAGTACGTCATATCAGCCTCATTTCGCGCAGCAGTTCGTTAGCGTGCCGTACGTAGTATTCATAATCTACCCAGTCGGGCATACGGTCCGGCAATGTCATAACGGGCCAGCCCCCTTTACTATCCGCAACTTGATTACCGCTACCCTTCATATACAGCGCGCCATCGTAATCCCGACGATATACCCATCGAACCACTTTGCCCATGTATTCCGTTTGGCCGGGCGCGTCTTGGTCGAACTGTTCGCGCTCCGTACCTTCGTGTATGCGCCGCACGCAACCGCCTTTAGGCGCCCGAACAGTGACAAACTTGCGCACGTCGCGGCACCTGTAAATCGTTTGGTCAACCGGCGTATTGTCTTTAACGAATGCAATAACCGCATCGCTACAAATTTCGCGGTGCGGCGCCTTACTACCGCTTGGGCCGCTACCAACTTCGGGCGGCGTGAACAGACCCTTACGCTTCACCTCACCATCAAGCGTAATAGCGAAATAATTATTCACATCGCGCATGTAGATACCGCGATAGTGGGTCGTCTCAAGTTCCATTTGGGTTTGCGCTTCCCACTCGTTCATAATGGCTATGCGGCGCGCTGTGAGTATCCTGGGCGTGCGTGTCACTATGCCGTCGGTATTGGCCGACACAACGCTTATGCCAGCGAGTTCCAAGCGCTCTATCAACATCAATAGCATTAGCTGACCTGTTATCGTTGTTTGAATCAATAATTCAGGCTCGTAAAAGAATGAGTACGGTGAACCGAGCTTGCCAAATTTACCGTTCAAAACAATCTTTTTGGACCCTGCTTCTTTCTTACGTTTGGCCGCTTTTGCCGCCATTCGTTCAAGGTACGTCGCGGTATAAATAGCGAGTTCCTGCGGCCCGCACGCTTGCGGGTACAGACCCAAGCTGATAAGAATTTTGGGATAGAACCCACCCACGTCATCATCGCAAATTTCGTGCGTATCTGTTGTTTCATAATAAACACCGTGTTCCTGCGAGTGCAATCCACCCGCACCAAATTTATAGACGCTCGAACCTATCGATACGCGAACCTTTGCAACGTCGCCATGCATGCGAATGCCGGACTTTTTCGGCTTGCCCGTCACTTCGTCAATCTCGCCGGTTGATTCTTCTTTACGCAATACTGTGAACGACGACGATGACACAATGCGCAACACATCTTGTAACTGAGGCGTTTGGAATTGGATACACGTGGGCACTTTATAGAGAAACTGAAACCCATGCTCGACAACGCGGGGTGTTGGCCGGAATCCTAACTTTGCTCGTGTGATTGCTTCTGCAATCTGTGCATCTGATTTGCTGCGAACGTCGATACCAATTTCCGCGCTAATGTGTTCGCGCAGCGGCAACCACTCCTTTTCGATTGCGATCTTGTAAAGCGCTTGCGTCGTCAACAGGTCGTTGCCGCAGTACTTCGATAGCTGCATACGTTGCAGCGGCGCAATATCCTCGCTCGGATCAATCGGCAAATCTTGGATGGTCGGACAATGCGCAATGCCCCCGTAAGTCTTGAGCGAAATGCGCACGCCTGGAAGAATTTCCATAATGTCGATGTGATCGGTGAAGGCCGGCATATTGACGTTATACGCCCGGTAGAAATCCCAAGGCTTTAGACCCTTGGTAATGATCATATCGTTAGCGTCTTTCAACTGCTGATTCGTCGCACCGGATAGAGCGAGCGCCAAAATCGGACAGTCGTAATTGTTGCCGTTGAATGTCACTATAGTGTGGCGTGCCAACACTGACAGAATGCCGAGTGCGTTTAGCCGCGTGCCGGGTATGAGCACAAAGTCAAGAAACGAGCCATCATTTTCGAACAGGAACTTACACAGAAAATAGTTGCGGTAGGTTTCGAGGTCGCAGTACGCAATAGGGCGTGACATAGTGATCCAAAAGAAACGCCCGCAACAAGCGGGCGCGTATTGACGATCAGGCTATCTTAAACCAAGTAGCCATGTTGACGCATCATCGCATCATCCCATCCGTTCGCCTTGAACGAGTCGTATGTACCTAACGCTTGCCCGGCTTCGGTAAGCGTCGGACCAACCGCGGGAGCAGGCGGCACAACTGGCGGGGGTGGTGGAATGACCGGCGCGGGCGGCACGGGCACTGCTGCGGGCGCGGGGGCCGGATAGAGCGCCGCAACGTCGCCAGCGGCTTTAACATCCTGACCTTTGTAGTAATAGCCCGGTGAGGTCGGGTGCGGAATCCAGCCGTTAGCGACAGCGACCGCTAACGCATCGTGTGGTGCTGCGGGTACTTGCGGAACGGCACCGGGTGCGAGCGGTACGGCCGGCGCATTGGCAGGCGTGGCACCAACGACACAACCGGCAGGGAGTGTACCAGCGGCAACGCCAGCAAATGCCGTGCCCGCATCGGCGCCTTTTACAATTTCCGGGCCGCTACCGACAAGACAAACCAAGTTGCCATTCATATAGACGCCCGGCGTTTCCGATCCGGTGTTGGGTTTGACCTCGCCCGATACGGCGACGAAGTACCCCGGCTTGATTCGCGTTTGATCGTGAATTTGCTGCTCAGGCGCGAACTTGCCGATATCGAAACAACGCGGCGCATACATCGAGGAAAACGAAACGACCCAATGCCCGGCGTAACCTTCTTTCGCATTGTTCGGTTTGCCGTTTTTATCGAATCCGTCGCCGTCTTTGATCTTGAACGTAAGACTTGGGTTTGTGCAACCCGGTTTGCCTGTGAACGGATCGATAGGCCCATTGAAGAATTGCGGGTATCCGGTGCGAGCGATATCGATAACGGTACGGAAGAATACATTAAATTCTTCGTTGGGCATGCCGTTAGCGAGCATCTTCGGGTATGCCACACCGAAAGACCATTGCATTGCAGGCTTACCAGCATTCGGGCCACTTTTTATAAGGCGCGGCTGACCCGTCTTATAGTCCTTATCGGACCCGTTGAACACACTGCCGTAGACCATTCGCCCTACTGGGGTTGTGAATTCCATCTTGTGTTACTCCAAAGTCAATTTAGAAAACGCTTTAGCGATGCTGTTAGCATCAAAGCGAACTAGCTTTGCCTCGCCGCGCTTTCTCGCCGCATATGCGTCGATCAATTCCCGCGGTATTACGTTTGCTGCTTGCGTGGGCGTTATTGCCGCTTCGCGCTTGCGCAAATTCTTACCCATCAAATCCCCCATTGCGATAGCGCTTTGTTCCGCGTCGTCGTCAATCCAATCGAGCCGACCTTTGCCGGATTGGATCGCAAAATGGGGCAACGTCTCACCACGCCGAATCATATGCGCAGCATGCGCACGTAAGCCGGTTAGCCGCGCTTCTAACATTCGCTGTGCTTCTTCGATACGTAGCAACTCGTAATCGACAGCCGCAACGGTTATTTCGTTTAACGCCGCCTCACCCGCAACCTCTAGCGCACGCATGCCAGCCGCATGACACGTGACACAAACCGCACGTGCGCCGCAGTCGTCACACTGAGAGCCAGCCGTACACATCGCGCCATCGCCCATCGCAACAGCCGCAGCACGCGCTAATTCCGCAATGTATGGGTACACATCCATAAGCCGCGTTGTATGCGTGCGTACCGGTCCGTCACGATGGTACGCACGCGGCTGAACGATGACAAATTCAACGACGGCATTGGGCGTTTCCCAAGCCGGGTTTTCATCGAGAATCGCGGCTAAATATCCAATCAATTGCGGATTGGGGAAAACTTCAACTGGTCGATAACCTCCTTTTAGATCGGGCAAAATAATTTTCGGTTTGAACAAATCATGCCCGAATGCGTCAGGCGTTCCACCACATTTTGGGTGGATGCGCCGGGCAGCAAGTTGTTCCTCTATGCGCCACGGTATCAGTGCATACGAATTGAGCACTTCGCAATAAAATGCTGCGCTATCGATAATGTCGTCGGTCAATATGACACCATTCGGCGCAACATCTCCAACTTCTGGCAATACCTCAAATACGTCCATCAGTCGTTGCGCAACCCAATGCATCGCCGTACCTTCGTCGCGTATCGTATTATCCTGCTCATCTTCAATAATACCGGTTTCGGGGCGCCGGTTCATTCGCACAAACGCGGCGCACTTCGCCCAATACGCGGCCTGTGAAAGCCGCAACTCAAACGGGCTTTCGTCGGCCATGTTAGACCGCGCCGTACGCTTGAAGGGTTTCGACAAAATGCGGGAAGAAATCCCCACGCGATGCGGCGAGTGCAATTTGTCCAACACCGGCAGCATCAGCAAAGCCGAACGAACCCGCAACCTCGGACGGCGCCGTTGCAGTAATGCGCCCGGCTTTCTGGTTTTGCACAATCCAACGCATCAACAGCGGGAACGACGTACCCGCATCCGTAGCGCTAACAGTCGGCAAACCTGGGGCGGCTGGCGTCACGGCCGGTGCAACGGGTACCGATAGAACAACAGGTGAAGACGAAGCCGCGCCAACTTGGGAAGTAGCAACCAGTGCCGCACCGTTTCCCCTCAGTTCCGCCATAACCGCTAACTTCGTTTCGGGTGATACGTCCATGCGCTGATCGAACACACCTTCGGAATTGACCGACCACGGTGTGACGTGAATACGCGCATCGTGCGGCAAGCCGGTTGTATCGTGCGCAGGCGGCAACGGCGCCGGGGGCGTGAGTTGCACCTCGCCGGCCATAAACGCCTTATATGCAGCGTTACGCTTCGCGGAATAAGCGTTGAACCATGCGGCTTGCTCTTCGGAAACGGTCGTCGGAATGTTGCTATTCAACGCTTTTAGCGTCGCTTCGTCTAACGGCGTCGGGCCGCATACTTTGCGTGCTTCTGCATCGGCGTAGGCGAGTGCGTTGGTTTTTTTGGTCAACGCGTCCGCATCGCTCGATGCATGATGTTGCGTCGCTGGCGGCGTGAGTGCGGCAAGTTGGCGTAATTGAGCCTCAACGTCCCGAATGGTGCTATCCGTCACGCCGCGCTTTTTGCGCCAATAGCCCTTATCCGTCATCGTCGGCTCTTTGCTGTGGATACGTACATCGTGCGGGATACCGTCTTTATCAAGTACGACGCCGGCATGGTTCGAAGGGGCCACATTGCCCGCGGGGGCAAGCGCCGCGTTCGCGATAGGGGGTACAGGTATTGACGATGCGGGCGGCGTAGTTTGAGAAGTAGCCGCGTTCCCCGTCGGGGCAGTCTGCAACGCTTCGGCAACCGCACCAGACTGGGCATTTACGGTTGCAGGTTGGTTTCCCGCGGCACCGTTCATTAGAGCGCCGAATGCGATGGCCGGATTCAACTCGACGCCTACGGCCGGGTTATTCGCGCCGATACTTTCGACGGCACGCTTGATATGCGACGGCACGGGCGGCGTACTGGTCTGCAAACACTCAACGACGTGCATAATTTCAGCCGTTTGCATTTCAAGCCACTGCGCCACTTGATACAGAATGACCTCGCTTGCCTCATTCGGGTCAAATGCGAAAACTAGTTGCGGTTGCATGTTTTAGTCCTATTGATGGGTTATGATTGCACAACGGATTTGAGGATATAACGTTAATAACGGTTTTGCAAGGGGCAACATGAGTAATTTGCGCGGCTTTCAGTTCAAACTAAAACAAGATGCGCTCAACGAGTTCGCGGCTGGCGCCCGCGCCGTAATGGTTCAACTGGCGACCGGGGGCGGCAAAACCGTTGTAATGGGTAGCTTCGCAAAGGATCATGCCGCAACACCCTGGAACCCGGCGTTGCCCGGTGGTTGCGCAATGGCGCACCGTTCCGAACTGGTCGGACAGTTATCGATGCAGCTTGCTCGTGAAGATGTACCGCACGATATCATCGCGCAACCTGGGACCATACGAAGCATTGTTGAAGCGCATATTGATGAGCTTGGACGCACATATTACAACGCCCGCACACCGTGGCGTGTGGCAAGCGTCGACACCATCAACAAACGTAAAGATTTGGGTCGGTGGGCAAGTACGGTTGGATTGCTATTTGTTGACGAAGCGCACCATGTGCTAGAGAACAACAAATGGGGCAAAGCCGTATCGATATTTCCCCAACAATCCCGCGTGTTATTGCCGACAGCTACGCCGATACGTGCGGACGGGCACGGTTTGGGACGCGACGAAGGGGGCATAGCCGATGCGTTGGTTGAAGGGCCGCCGATGCGTTGGTTGATCGATAACGGCTATTTGACGGATTACAAAGTCTATGCAATTCCCCCGTCCGACCTAGATTTAAATGGCGTGGCAGTCGGCGCAAACGGTGAGTTCAACCCGGCACAACTACGTGAAGCGGTTCATAAATCCAATAAGATCGTTGGCGATGTTGTCGCAACCTATTGCAAATACGCACGCGGCAAACTGGGCGTAACGTTCGCGGTCGACATTGCACACGCTCAAGAAATTACCGATGCGTTCAACGCCGCAGGCGTGCCGGCTGTACTGATTACATCGGATAGCACCCCCGATGAGCGCCGCATCGCACTACGAAAATTTAAGAATCGAGAATTGCTGCAACTGGTCAATGTTGATCTTTTTGGCGAGGGTTTCGACTTACCTGCAATCGAGTGCGTATCGTTCGCTCGGCCTACAGCGTCTTTTGCGCTCTACAGTCAACAATGGGGGCGTGCGCTGCGTTTGATGATATCGGCAATACTCGCCGGGACGTGGGATATGTACCCGCCCCAACGACGGTTAGAGTTGATCGCATCGAGCGAGAAGCCGTTCGCGTATATCTTTGACCATGCGGCTAACTTCTATCGACATGAGGGACCGCCTGATAAACCGCGGGTATGGTCGCTCGATGGTCGCAAGCGCAATCGTGGCTCTGACGACGCAATACCGATGCGTGTGTGCCTTAATGTCACGTGTGCGCAACCGTACGAGCGTATTTATGCAGCGTGCCCCCATTGTGGAACCGCGGCGCCCGCACCATCTGACCGAAGCGGGGCATTGACCGTTGACGGCGACATAACCGAAATCGATCCGCTTTTGCTCGCACAGTATCGCGGCGAAATTGCGCGCATTGATGACGCGCCAATTGTGCCGTACGGCGTGCCGCGATTGCCGGTAGTAGCTAACCATATGCGACGACAGGCCGCACAGTTCCGATTGCGTGAAGCGATTACCGTCTGGTGTCTGTCGCGCCACGAAAACGCCAATGTAGCCATGCGTCGATTTTGGTTCACGTTCAAGATTGACGTAATGCAGGCGAAGACGCTAAACGCCAAAGACGCCGACGCGTTACGCGCTAAAATTTGCGCCGATCTTGAATTGCGTGGTATCGTTCCACCTGAAACCATTATTAACACTGCGGAGCAAGCGGCATGACAGCACCAACCCCACAAGACGTAATTCGGCACTTGCAATCATTGCGCAGAGTGCTACAACATGCGCTAAAAGCCGAAGGTTTGCCGGTCGAACGGTTCAACGACGCAACCGCGCAACTTAAGGCGCTCGATGCACAATTGAAGACGTTGGAGCTACCGGAAGAAATGCCCCAAGTGACGTGGCCGACGATGCATCGAATGACCCGCGCACATCGTCGCGCAGCAAAACGCAGTCAGGGAAACACCCTCACACAACGGATGGCACGGAAATGAAACTAGAAATTTTAATTGAAAGTCCTGCGCAGTATGAAGCAATACGCGATGCCGCGATTAAGTCCACAGCAATACAACTGTTTGGCCGTGACTATGTTTGCGTCGACTTATATTTCCACCCCGCCATAGGGCGGACATACGCACATATGACGCTTAAGGCGGTTGAATGAGCATTATCCGAACCTGGGCCGCGGAATACGGCGTATCACTCGATGCGGTCGTTGCGCTTGAGCGACGTATGGGGTTAAGCGGCATTCACCCTCACGAAATATCTCTTGATGCGCCACGTGGTAGCGAAGCCCGGCAACAGAGTTTGGTACGCCTGGAAGCGGCCGATAAGGGTGTGCGTCTGTATCGTAACAACGTCGGCGCCTACCGTGACGATAGCGGGCAAATGGTGCGGTATGGGTTGGCGAATGACAGCGCTGCGCTTAATAAGGTGCTCAAATCGTCGGACTTGGTAGGCTGGCGCAAGCGGCACATTACGGCAAATATGGTCGGGAGTGTCATTGCTCAGGTCGTGCTACGCGAAATGAAACCCGAAGATTGGACGTTTAGCGGTAGCGCACACGAGCGGGCGCAATCGGCGTTTCTCGAACTGTGTATTGCAGACGGTGGAGATGCAAGGTTTGCCACTGGTCCCGGAACGTTGTAATATCCCCATAACTAAACCATTACTAACGATACTATGACTCGAATTCGAATGATCGCGGACGACCGCAAGAAACAACTATTGGAAGCGGGCTACAAGATCGCTCGAACCAAGGGTATCCGTAAGGTGACGCGGGCTAGTGTGGCGCGTGAGTGCAAGGTGTCGCATGGCCTGCTCAATCACTACTTTGACGGGCGCGAAGGGTTGCGGTCGGAAGTAATGGCGTTTGCAATCGAGCAGAAAGACGCTAAAACCCTCGCCGCGTGCGCAGTGCATTACGAGCTTGACGACTTTGGTATGGGTCGGGAATTGAAGCGTGAAGTGTCGGCGCTTATGTAATGTGCCGCCCGACCCATGCAAGCCACACTTCACGGTGTGGCTTTTTTTTTGTCCGCACACTTGCAAATCCGTTATTAACGGTTTATGCTCCGTTTCAGTTGTCAACCATTTTAGGAACGAATCATGAAACGGCTCATTGAGTTACTGGCATTCCTGGGCATCGTGTCGTTGTGGCTGTTCGCCGCACGTGCCGAGGCGTACCCAACGCTGCAAGACCCGGCCGAATATGTCGCGGTGGCGTATAACGCGTTTGGCGATCGCATTCTGTTGCTGTCCAATTGGTGCGTTGGTGACAATGCGCGGCAAGACGACATGCATGCGTACCGGATTGCTGACGCGCACGGTAACACGGTTGGTGGTGGTTGCTGGCAAATGACGAATCGCCATGACGGAATGATTCACTATTTCTCCCTAGACGGTGGGGGCTGGTCGACATGGCCCAAAACCGCATTTCATAAACCCATCTGGAAATAATCATGACACCAGCACAAGAAGCGAAAGAGTACGCCGACGCGCACGGTTTTGAGATTGAAAAGATTGCCGGCAAGTATCACGTGACGCATGCTTTGAGCGGGCATTCGTTTGTACGTAGTGGCTACCCCGCGGTATTGAATGAAATGCGCGCCTGTGCGTCGATGCTCGAAATGAAAGAGCTAACACCTGCACAGGCGGACAATATCGATGAGTTCTTCGACTTGGCGCTATCGCCGGAAGATACCGCGCTCGAAACGGCAATGTTGGATGCACGCGCTGCGGCGTTTGTTATGACTGTATCTGACGGCGATAAAGTACTTATGAAAATACCGTTGACGGACGCACTAGAACCAGACCCGCTATACAGCGATGAGCAAAAGCCCATTGCACTCAGTGCAAACGATTTGGGTCTGTTCCCGTTGAAATCAAATGCTGAAATTGCGGCCGATATTATGAGCACCTTGTCAGGCGTACTCACGGTAGAAACTTGGGAAGCGTTGACCGCTGCGAACAAGCTGAAATGCGTTCGTCTGGCAAGCGGCGCGACGCTCGATCTAATCGGCCAATTTATAAAACTTGGACCGCGCCTGAATAATGAGCCTGATCAACATTATCGCAAATATCTGCTGTACGGGACGCGTGCAAAAACGGGCGTGAATGTCTCGTTACAAGACGTTATTGATCGGATTGTGCAGCAGAATCCGATTTTACGGCGCAGTGCTGTCTATGGCGATCTAAACGCAATGCCTGCGAATGCTAGTAAGTTGCCGGGTGAGACCGACGAAGAGTACTTGAACCATCGGGCCGCGGCGTTTGGTATCAGTCGTCAGCCAGCGGCGAAAGCACAATTTCAATGCGGTTGGTGTGCATGGGTTGGCGCTCGGCAATACCCGCGGCGCGATTCCCGTAGTGAAGCATTGACGGACGTACGCCGCGCATTTCAAGGCATGGGTCGTAACAAACCGACTGCGGTAATCGTTCACACATCACAATTTATGGGGTTCGTATGAAATATTTCGTCAAGGCCAAATGGCCGCTTGAATCATCCGGCGTAGGTCAAGAATTGATACAACGCGTACCAACCAAGCGTCGCTTTGATGACCGTGACGCGGCGTTTGAATGGATGGCACAAGCGCTTACCGATGGCGCAACGTCCGTCACGATCCGACCGAACGCCTAACCCATGTGCCCCATCTTTACTACAGGTGACGGGCGGCAACGTCAGTATGCTAGGCGCGAAGATGGGCTGTTGTTCTATCGTATCAAGCGCGTAGAGGCGCCGGGCTGGTCGGCATGGCATATTGCGACTGATCAACACCCGACCGGCTTGTGGCTTAACCGCAGCGCTGGCAATGCGCGCTTACCGAGTGAGGTACTAAATGCAAAAGATTAACAACAGTAAAGGTTTGCCGATTGAACTGCGGCGCGCATATTTGGCCGCGTGTGCCGTTGGGTTGGAATGTGAATTGCATGGGGGTCTTACATTGGGCGTTTCCGGCGTCAATTTCAGCCCCGAAGATGATACGGTCGACGCTATGGCGTTGGTATCAGCCGCGCAACGGCATGGGTTTGTGTCGCATATTGGTTTTACACGCACCCGTCTTAGATTGGTTGTACGTATCGTTGTGGCGTACGCTGATACTCGCGTTCAAATTGGCGCAAGTCGCTGGTATGTACGCCCGTTGGAGAATGACCCGACCCGTGCAATGCGGTTAGCAATTGTTGACGCGTTTGCAGATTATTATGCGCTCGAATTTCCCGAAGCGTGACTTACTGCCGTCGCAAGCATCGGACCATGTTACCCGTGCGCTTGACGATGCCTATGAACGCGGCGCACGGCTCGGTTGGCGTATGGGGCTAGCGCGTGCCATCGCTGAATTTAAAGATCAACCGCGCTTAGTCGCTCACTTGGAACGCCTGAAAAATGAGAAATTATAATTGCCACACTTGCCAAGAGCCGATGAAAGTGTCGGTACAGTTTCACTGGTACATCGTCGGAAACGGCATGCAGCATCAGAAGTGTCAGAACTGCGGCGCGGTACATGATGTGACACCCGACAAAATCACACTGAGTACGCCCGGCGTGCCGTTTGCCAAACTGTCGGCGTTCTACGACTACCCGGAATACAAACCGTACCGCGTGGGGCCGTACCGCGTGATGTTCCAAACCGACAATATTGCCAAGTCCTATTATGAGTGGGATGGTGAAACGTTTCGCAATGGGCCGATGATCCTATCCCCCGGCACTATCATTGCGTGGCAAGGTTTGGCCGGCGATAACGAGCACACCAAACGCAT